CCCATACCTTGGCAATGCCTGGGTGGTGACGCAATAGATCAGGCGGTACATAAGTGTCCTCGTCGGTTTCGCCTTCAATCGCGGCCTGGCCAGCCTGTGACGGGCCTCCAGCGCCAGCCTTTGCAACCCCTGGTGGTAAAAACGCACCTTCTGGCATCGTTAGCCTCCCTGTATTCTAGTTCGGTGCTCGATTGTAGAACTGCCAGTCGATGGTCTCAGTAGAGCCTGAATCCTTCTCAATAGCACTGAAGTTCACGATCTCGTAGCGACTTCTAAGCAGGATGATATCGTCTGCGTCCCACTCGTTTCCCTTGCTAGCCGTGGGAGTGGTCCCGTCCCGTGTCTCGACCACACTAGCCGTCCGAACGTAACCCTCTGCGTATCGAGCTCCACCAGGAATGTTCCCAGAACCGATACCGCCCGCAGTATTCGTGACTGTCTGGGTAACAAGAGTACCTGGTAGGGGCGAAAAGTTATAACTAGGCATCTTTCGCACCTCTATTGCTATCGGCCATTGCCCTAATACTATCAGTCAAGGCGATTCTCTCTAGCCTCTCGGCATCCCTATCCTCACGCCGTCGCTCGTCTTCCAGTGTCGCAAAAGCCCTAGGATGACGGTACTTCATATGGCGCTCTCGGTCTAGTTCTGTAAGAAGGTTAGATTTAACACAATGGACTAACCCCATTGAATTGTATCTTTCACGGTTAGGATCGTCATCATGAAGCAAGCACTTCAATTGACCACGTATAGGCTCAACGCCTTCTGGCCTACGAGTGGAAAACGCATAGGAACCATCTTGGCGACGCTTTTCCAACTGCTGTGGGAGCATGTTTCGATTTACCACACTCCTGTCAGCGGTGAGAGTATCGTATACATATACCCACCCTGCCGAATGAAGGTCCAACGCAGTCATGGTCATGTCCTGGCTTCGGCTAATGACCTGCCCTGCCGCTAGATCACCTGGCTCGATTGCGTCCTCGGCATCCCTAAGCATCTCTTCTACAGCTACGTTACCGTGCATCGTCATGTGTTCCTCTGCTTCCTGTACTGCGGGCCGAATGTACTCGCCCCTCGCTTCCATAGATTGCGTTCCTCGATATTGTCCCAGAAGATTTGGTTCCAGTTCTTCGGACGTATCTCTGTCTTGGTCGGAGGCATGTGGTTCATGTCCCGTGCCATTTGAAGGGCTTCCTCTACCGTGTACAGCGCCTCGCCTCCTCCCTTTCCGTCGGGTACTCCGCATATTAGCTGGAACTCCTCCCCGAACAGTCGGGCATCGCCAAGGTCTTGGTTGAATTTCACACGCTTATCGTTTCGGATAACCGTGATCGTCTGATAACGTCGAACACTCTGGGAGTCAGGAGCCGGTCGGTTGAATTCCCCAATGTACCAACACGGCTCTTGACTCCATATTTCAGTTGCGGCTAACTCAACTAGTGCTGCCACTAAGTCTCCTAGACAGTCCAGTCTCGGTTCGCGCTGACATAGATGTAGTCGAGATAGGCGTACTCAATCGCAGCACTTCTCGCTTCTATCATAGCCACCAAAGCAAGGTCTGTAGTTGTAGACACGGCCCCTGTCACGGTCTGCTTCAACACACCGTCAATGTACCACCGTGCTGTCCCGTTAGGGGCGATCTCAAGTCGAAGTATCTGGAACTCCCCAACTACCGCATCGTCATCGGCGTCAATACTGGCAATGGTCGTCTCACCAGTTGTCGTACCGCCGTTATAAGCCATAATCCAGTCTTCGTCATCTGTGGCTTCCGCGTCAATCAGGAACCCGCATAAGTCCGATGCCGAAAGGGTCAAAGTCCCACTGGCAGCGACAAGCTGTCCCCCCTCAAGAATCGCGGTATCGCCATTTACGTCAGAGAACCCGAACCAGAACGCCTTCGTGTCGAGGTCAGCGAACTGAACACGGCACTCAGCAACGATTGGGGCCATCTTAGCAACGTCGAACACTAGACCCGTGGTAAGGCCGCAGCTATGCGCGTCCTCGTTAGTCGTGGTAAGTACCCCGACCCCATTAAGGCCATCTGACTCAAGGACGGTAATCCCAGAGTCTGCCTCGGCAATTCCCTGCCCGATAACCCTCAGTCCTGACCCCCCAAAAGCCCTAGTCGCTGCCGTTGTAGCGACAATGTCCTCGCCAGCTAGGAAGTCCTCAAAAATCTCGATCTTACCATTTGCGCCATGCACTTCTGCCATTACGAAATCTCCTTCTGAAGCTGTAGCTCCAGTTTTCTTATACGCTTCCTGTAGGGAGCGATTACTTCACTTATATTATCAGTCTTTCGGGGGATACAGGCCAGGTTGTCTAACCTGTTGTCCCCCATATCGCCGTTCATATTGTGTACAACCCACCCCTTCGGGATGGGACCTCGACGCGCTACCCATGTCTCTCGCCTAGCGTTCAACTATCCAGACGGAGCAACGGCATCCGATATAACTTCATAGAGCCAGTTGCCCGAAGAACGCTCACCGTATGCGTACTCGTCATAGTGGAAGAGCGCAGTCGCGCCACCACCGAGTTCAGGCATACGCTTGGTCTCGACATATGGGCTTCTGCCCTCCACGAGAACAAGGGCCATCTGGCTAAACACACCGCCCTTGGCGTCATCAGAGCCGTCAATCGTCAGGTTGCCGTCCTCGTAGAGACGCGCCCCCGCAATGTTGCCCCTGTATCGGTTCTGGAACGCCTCTGAAGCGATCCCTACCGTCAGCGGGGCTCCTGCCTGGGCCTCCGTAATGGTGCCGCTAGACACTACTGATATACCAGGAGTAGTCAACTGGTTGTCTATGTCGGCAAGCTGGAAGCCGTGGAATACCGCATGTATCGGCGCTGTCGCAGGAGCAGGCTCCGTTGTATTGGAGGTGATCCTGTAAGCAGCCGAAGTGATATCGGAAGTGTCCAAACCGGCTCCCGCAGCACCAAGCTGGGTTGTCGCACCGTCTATAGCCGTGAGGCCGTCGGCGTCTTTCTTGCGCTCAATAGCGTTCTGAGCAAGAGAACCCGTCTGGGCATAAGCGTTAGCACTGATCCGCATCGCTACCCTGTCAGTAATAACGGTGTGTACACCAATTACCGTGGGAGTAATGGAGAGCAACGTGTCGCTCATCTGTTGGGGGTTGTCCAACTCAGTGTTCTCGGTAACAGCCTGTGCCGATAGCTTTGCCATCGAGACTTCGTTCCAGACCGCTCCCGTATTCTCGTCGAGTCGTTGTCGGTCTACCAGATTTGGCATGACTCCCGCGAACTCGCGAACTATCCTTGCCGCAGCGATCATAGTCGGTACACTGTCGGCAAGAGAATCGGTAATCGTATTACCTACTGCCATAGCTTAAAACTCCTATATGCGGATGCCTTTCTTTCTGAATTGCTCCGCTGCCTTAGTTATATCATCTCTAGAGACCGTGGCATTCGGATCACCGAGCTTGCCGAGAAGGTTACCGCTAATAGATGCGCTACCCGTTCCCACACTCAAGTCCTCGATTCCGTTATCCTCAGCCCACTTAGCACGATCAGCCACATGCTTGGCTTCCAAGTCAGTCATAGCCTTCTGTAGCTTAGTACGCTCTGCGGCCAACGTAGCGCTCTTGGCGTCACTTACGGCCTGTACTAATGTCGCACGTCCCTCAGCCCGCTCTGTAGGATTCTCTGAAGATAATTGTCTAAGACCTGAATTCCAGGTCGTCCGAACTATCTCCAACTCAGGAGCGTTCATTAGGTCAAGAACGGGTTCACCGTCACTGCCCTGAATCGCTAACTGTAAATCCTGTCCGAGAGAAGCCGATACACTGCGACGAGTATTTTCCGCTGTGCGAGCTTGTGTGCGCTGTTCTATAGCGGTTACCTCATCGCCAAGCCCTTCTAGGTCGTCGTTCGCCATCGCACGAGCCATAGCAGCAGTACCTGCCTGGATGCCCTGTAGCTGGTCCGTAAAACCAGCAATCAGAGCATCGGTATCGTTCTGCTTCTTGACTCGACCTTCGAGGGTACTCAAGTTACTTTGAAGCTTGGTGATTTGGGAGCCTTGCTCATTGAGCTTAGCTTCCGCTGTCTTCGCACGTTCCTCCCAATTAGCCTCTACAGGTTGCCCATCACCGCTATTGCTCTGATCGGGAGCGGTTTCCGGTTCTGGGGTCACTGCTGGACTTGGGTTCGCTTGCTCTACCACGTTCGACCTCCCTTTGGGTCGCCCCGTTATTCGAGGGTCACCACTTTTCGGGCAAACAAAAAAGCCGCATCATTACAAGGCGACTTTCGCGCACATAGGACCTATTCAATTACCCAGAGTATTACACGGTTGTCTTTTTGGTGTCAACTGACTCCCAATGTCTTCGCACGTTCCTCACGACGATCAACCATGAATTTTGTTTTACATGACCGGCATGTAAACCAGCCCATGCCAATGATATGCTCTGCAACCTTTTTATTACACCGAGGACATCTGACAGGCTGACATTTCACTTGGCACCTACTGAGTTTGGATCAATACCGAATCGGTTCGTAACCATACCGCCCTGTTCTTTTCTTAGACGTTCAATATCCTTAAGTACATTATAATTAATCGGGCTATCTATCCAGCCCCATTTGTACAGCTTACGTTCAATGACTTCGTTCTGACGGAACTCTAATTTTTTATGCTGTACCTTAAGATCAACCCATATCAACTCTGGGTGACGTTGTTTCATAACGGCCTGATTGTCGGAAGATAGGGCAATGTATTTTAGATAGAGGTCCAAAACACCATCTTCTTCCGCTATAGTTTTCCCAATCTCTAGGTAAGGCCTGACATCCTCACGATCATCCTCAAGCTCTGAAATATATGCCTCTATCATAGGGTCGTCATAAGGTGTCCTAGATTTAATATATTCTATGTCTTCATTAGATAAGTCGTATGCCTCCATAGCTTTTTCAAGAATCGTCAGACGCTCTGAGTCACGGTAATCGAAGTCTATCACCCCAGTTCCCTTATCTTCTGGCGCATCTATTTCCCAGTAGCTATCTCTTACCACGTCTCTGATCGGTCTAAATTTATCTGCCTTTATATTCTCATGGTACTTTTCAA